TAATGTAGTTCCGGTTTGAGCCACTGCACCAATTCTGACACGGCATCCGTTGCCTGTGCCATCATCAATAGCTTTGAACTTAACCTGAATCTTATACACACGTTCAGGGTCAAACTCGATCGGCTGTGCTGGACCCAAGTTAGTATTTGTCCCATCTGCAAATTCAAACGCTTCACCAAAATCAGCATCAGCTACGACAAATGTACCGTAGTTGCCCAAAGTTGATTTAGCGAGTGTAGCAGAGGAAAGCTCTAGATCCTTACCCCAGAGGGATCGTGGTACGTGTAAGCTTGAGCCAGTAAGCGGCACGAGGTCTTTTTGAGCTTTGTCTCTAAAGTCATCTATGCCTTCTTGAAGAGAGCCATAGGTGTACCCTTCAAGCAGATCGTTGATAGATATATCAAGAAGGTTTTGAGCATCCTCAATGCTTTCAATCTGTCCAAAGAACCCAGGGAGAACCACGTTGATCATGTCAAATATGGCTTGGTTCAGGTCTGTAGTCTGCCCATCAATGTACGTTTTGATAGCTTCAATTTCAGCCAAACGTAGAACGTGTTCTGCTGTAAAGTTTGGTATCACGCTGTTGATATTTGCATTCAAAAGCGTCGTGAGATTTCCTTCAATGCTTGTCTGAAGTAAATCTAACTTAGCTTGATACCAATCTTTGAGCTTTTGAATCTCTTCATTAGTGTAGGTGGTAGCGTCTATACCTGTTTGATAGATGTTGCTGAGAGCTACGGCCGCACTTGCTTTGCCGGCGTCAGCATCAACCTGAGCTTCATCAATCCTAAAAGAATGCGCATCTAACGTGTCTGTGATCGTCTGGCTTGTCTGTGTCAGCAACACATCCAAAGCTGTGATGTCTGCCTCGATCTGAGGCAAACGGACGGCTTCTGTGGCATCAGCCCAAGCCTGAAGATCAAGTACTGCCATTACAAAAAGCCTCGGATTTCCAGTTTCTCATTTGAATCTTGATAAGACCGCTGCATCATGTCTTCTGCTTCAGCGATCTGACAGACACGCTCATACTCACCAAACAGCCGCTGGCCTTGCATAGTGTTCTCTTCGCCGCCAATGCTGGAGATCACTCGGGCTGCCACATGAAACACCAAAGCTTCTTCCAAGAAAGGGTGGATCGAGATCTCCGTGTCTTCGGATGCATCTGCAGAAATGGTGTCGTGTTTTTTCAAATACTCAACAGTGAGAACCACATCAGCGATTGGCTCTTTGATGAACATCAAATCATAGTTCAACATCATCACACCGCTTGGACATGACAGATCGTTGATGTTGATTTCCCTGAACCGTTCATAGTCCTCAGCTTCATTACGCACGCCACGTACCTTGAAGAGGCCGCCAGTGAATGGCTCTTCGACAGTGTCTGTGATGTACCGTACAGCCAAGTTGCCCACATCAACATCTGACACAGCATGAACAGGATTGAGCCAGTAACGCTGGATCCCGTCTTGAAGGGTAACATTTACATAATCAAGCTTATGAGAGAACCTTCCATAGATCCTGGTAAGGGCTCTGTTGGTGTATGAGATGATCCTAGGACGATCGTATTCTGCAATGTCCCCTGACCCTTCCAAACCAATAGATAGATTGTTCAGCTCGCCATATGACAATGCTTCGTAGAGTTCACCAAGTTTCATGACACGCTCCTGTGCTCAGACGATGTAAGATGAGAATGAGGATTCTGTGTCCATGGAATCGTCATCAAAATGCCAACGGTCTGTACGATCGTCGTATTCGGTGATGGCTTCTTCACTTGGTTTCCAAGCCTTAAGATACGGCAACATGGAGATTGTGTCTATGCAATCATCGTGTTTGCTTTTGAAGCCTGTGCCTGTAGCCATTGTGATTTCTTGGATGAACTCACCCATGATCTTGGATGATTTCATTTCGACAGGAAAAAAGATCTTCCCTGCTTTGAACCATGGGACAACCAGATTGAACCGAGACAGCTTGTCAGTCTCAGGTCTGATCCCTGGTTCTCCGTTTTTCCCAGGCGTCAGATTGAACCAGATATTGCGGTTCATCATCTCGTTCTGGATCCAGTTGATGAATGCCCCCTGCTGCCCTGAGATCTCTACCCCGACAGATTGAGGCTTGTACTGAGAGGCCAGCCTGAACAGGCCGTTCAGGTTCTTATCCATGGTATCTTTCTCGAGATAGCCATCCACCCAGAACCAATCACCATTGTGATTGTGTGCCCATACAGAGATCACCGAGAAGTCAGCCGATTGCTTAGCTCGTGTGGCAAAATCTGTGGTGATGTAGAAGTTAAACTTACCACGGTTCTCTATCAGGTTCTTCCGTGAGTACCACCGAAGCTCACTATCCTGTACCAGCCGCTCCTCTTCAGAGGTGATACGCAGCATAAGTTCTTGCATAAACGCTGAGATCTTACCCGTGGCCAGAGCCGTCTCATATTGATCCAGGACAAACTCATAGGTGAACCTGTCTTCCCAGGCTCCCCTGAATTCTTCTTTGGTGCAGGGAAATTTCTCACAGACCGGATACACGTTTACGTGCCAGCCTCCTGATTCAACAGCTTCATACAGGATGTCGTTTTTGTTAAAGGGCGTGCCGTTAAACACGATCTTTCTACGACGTGGATCCAGAGCATAGTCCACACCCTTGTAGACCGTGTCTTTGATAGCCTCCATGGCCACCTTGGACTTGGCATCATCATCAGAGACCAGATCATCAAGCACAGCCAGCACAGGACGTTTACCAAAGATCTTGGTTCCTCGAAGACCTGTCTTAGCACCAAACATCTTCACCCCAAGACGGTGCCCATTCTCATTCACGAACTCTAGATAGTTGTCTGTAAACTTAGCTTCTGGCAGCCACTTCTGTAGAAAATCAGAGTTATAATATCTGAACTCAATGTTTTTACGGGCAGACTTTACACCGTTGTCCATAGAGTCAGACACGTAGATCATACCACTGATCTCACCAAAGCCTTCGATCTCTCCAAAGACTGCAATGAACGGAACCAGATATTCAAACATCAGTGTAGTCTTAGCCAAGCCTCGAGCACACAGATTAGCAATCCGTTTGTTCTCTCCAGCAATTTGATCCAGCATAGCGAGATGGACTACTGGCGTAAGGTTTTGCTCACCTTCTGAACCATTTACCAACTTAATGAAGTTCATAAACTTCAGTGCAAAAGCACTGGGCATATAATGCCCTGAGTTCAGATTGGCGTAGTCTACAGTGTTGAGCCAGTCATCTACAGTCTGCTTTTTCAATCCTTTAGATAGGATCATCTCATGTAAAGCATCAGCTTCTACATCAGAAGAAGTTAGTTCTGCTTCAAAGACTGGATCTACACTGGAAGACTGAGCCATAAGTTATCCTTTAAACCTATCATCCGTACCTGAGTTACGGGCTTCGTATGCAATCAGAAAAGCAATGCAGCACCCTGCGTGCCATAGATGTGACATGCTTGTTTCAGGGTCTGCTTTCTCCCCTTTCCACCAAGCCCACATATGCCGCATGAGAGCCCCAAAAGGACGGGACCAATGCATACCCTTTTCCCAATTACGATCAGAGTATTTGTTAGCTCCAAAGGTTAGAACTGCTCCCACCGCTTCCATAAGCTCAGGGGGTATGAGCTCCATTCTGGTCTTATCAGAATCAAACTTCATACCCTCCTGGCCTGAGAGCATCGTCTTCTCGTCAGCCCTGTAAGTATCTTCACACAGCACAGGCCCATGTTCAGTATCTCGTTGCTGGATGATGTTCACAGTGCTCAAAGGAATGAACATCTGATCCACCGTATCCAGCGTACCATTCCGATCTCTACTGATAGGGCTTTCGACGCTCATATTCACGCCTCAGTCCGCTCGTTATCATCTGCATAAAAAATAGCCTTCACAGCAAACATACTGGCTGTCTCAAGATGGGTCAGAGCAATGCTTTTACGCCGGCTGTTGGGCAGCTTAGCAATCACTTCAGCGAGCTCATTGGCCTTACCTTTGATCTCATCAACCAGCTCATTGTTGGATGGATTAAAGTCTTTAGCAGTTACATCAGTCGTCATTTCTTCACCTCTTCAGCTTCAATAGGAGTAATATCGATCGCCTTACCAAACCCTTGATGCGCAACCCTCTGAGTCTTCACACCCTTCCCAATCAGATCTCGTTGGGTCTCAGCCAGGGATGACAACATTTCCTTCAGCTCAGACATGCCATCGGTATCTTGCATCCCAATATTGAGCTCTACCTGCTTGGTCTCAGGCCGCTTCAAATGGGTCAGTAGAGAGTTTGCAGCCTCAGTCTGGACCTTCTCACTGTTGGCATGAGCCATGAGATAAGCCTGCTTATTGAGAGCATCCTGATACATGTGTTGATTCAAGATCCATGAAGGAACCAAGGTCTGCTCCATGATCATATTTACCAGCTTACCTCTGCTGTAGATCGAGACATATGCAGAGATATCCTTCTGAGTGGCTCCCCTTGCAACCAAGGCAGCCTGCCTCTTAGGAAAGGTCAGAGCATAGGCATCTTGATTGGAATGACCCATCAGCTTGTAGCTCACGTAAGCTATCGCATTCAGGTAATCTTCCATCTTAAACCGACCCTCGGTCAGCACCTTAGTATAGGTTACAAAGTTGTTCCTAATCTGCTCAGCAATGTCAGGATCTCCCACCATCTGGTTCACCTTGTCCGTCAGCTCTTGAGTCGCAAAAGACTTCAAGTGAGGAGGCAGAGCAGTTGAGATCTCATCTATAGTTAGATCTTGGTTATACCCTCCAGGAACGGAGTTAGCATACACTTGGTTTGCTTTGGTATGGTGTGACTTAGGAGCCATTACTGAACCTCATCGACAGACGTTTCAGTCTTTAGAGTCTTTTATGTCCTATGGGTCAACTATGTATTTAAAGGGGATTATACTTAGTACATAGATAGTCTTAAGTAAGCAAGAGAGTCTTGTTGTATTATATTATTCTTACGCAGTCTTATACGTTAACTTCCTTATAAATTCTTCGTTTCACTCAGAATTTATGCGTCGTTAACTTCTAAGACTGCTAAGGTATGTAGGTTATATGTTCTCTATATGTTCCTTTATAGGATATTTATGCTCATATTTTTCATAGGGATTTTTATGATGGAGGTGTTCTATTTTACCTCTACACTATGAAGGTACCTGATAATAATAAACCTACCCCCCCGGTCTTCTGTTGGTAGTGGCCACGGCCACCCCAGGTAATCATACCATCAACATAGGAGCCTATCATGGGTATCATCACTACATCAGCGTCCAATGCCGTATCATCCACCTTCAACTCAGTCTCCACGACTGCCACCACCTTCGATAAGCTGATCTCCAGCGCCTATCACGGAGCAGATGCCCTTGAGGCAAACTCCAAAGCCTACGCACGTAGGACCAAGATCACCCTCGCAGAACAAGAAGATGCGTTGCTCGAGGAAAAGCGTAGCGCCATGGCTGCCGAACGT